ATTTGTAAATATGAGCTTCCGCCGGAACATCTCCTGGATCTTTCGGGCGGCGGCCTCCTTATTCATATTGATCTACTGTGTAGGTACATTTTAATTTTCATTCACTATGAAATCCAACCCAAAAATGAACGGCTGTGCCGAATATGCATTTCCATTGTACATGCGCGACTCGACCCGAACCTCGATCTCGCGCGAACTGAACGGCCCTGCGTAAAAGTCCTGGTTGAACTTGTGCGTCCCCAAGTTGTTGTCCCGACAGTGTTGATTGAACTGTGCAACAAACACGCGTTGAGGCACACACAGGTCCGCCCCGAACCGAAACTTTTCTGAGCACAGAAAGTGTTGGAGCGCGTTTGTAACCGTCGCCACTTGGTTCTGAACGTTTTTGAAATACTTGGGTAAAACGTTCCAGATATCCTTGTCAGCATACTTGTGTGCATAGTCGAGGTACGCGCGAATACACTTGCACATAATTGCCGGAAGCTCCTTTTCCAACTTTTCGTCGAGGTGGGGATCCGCCACGTCTGCTGCAATCTGACGCCCAAAGTTCCACGTCGCCAAACGACGAAGGATAGACCCGGAGTTGTCCTTCCAATTGGGCACCTCGTTCCCGCCCAAGATACCAGGCGTCTTCCACTGGACACTCAGTGCCGTCTCGTTTTTCCGGGCAACGGACAGATCTTCACCAGACACGAGCGACTGGAACTCGGCTTGCTCGAGTTGGAGGTCACCCTTAATCTCCGGACTGATGAACAGAAATCCCTTGTAAATACTTTGCAGACCGAATTTCTTCTCAATATTGTTCGAGAGGGTCGAAACGTCCTCACACTCGTAAAACTTGCGCGCCACCTTGGTGATCAGCGTCGACTTGCCAGACCGTGCGATCCCCTTGAGGAACGGAATAACTTGCCACCCATCCAACTCATTCACGTCAAAGCACAAACGGCCCATGAACACATACGTCCACCGACACACATCCTCCTCGAATCTCTGATAGTCCAACACGTGCTGCATGTGCGGTGTAGGAATGCTGTACCAGTCCTCGACCTCGGTAAACGGATCAAAGGGCATATCAAAGTACTTGCACGACACGAGCGTCGGGTCGAGCTCGCGAAACTCCTGGGACCCGTAATCGTAAAACTTGATCTGATACTTGTTTTCCTCGGCATTCCAATCCTTTCCAACGAGCAAGCCATTCTGAAACGACCAGGTATGACGGTCCTTCTTAATCTCCATAAACTGAAAGTCCTTACAATTTGTCAAGTGGCGCACGACATCCCCGACGAGGTTCCCACGGCTCGTGAGATTCTTCCACATCTCAGGCTCATCCTCCTTTTGCGTCGAATCATACACAAAGTCTTTGATCTCCTTGACTGGACGCCACGCCCGGGTGTTGCGAATCTGCACACAACACTGGTCCCGATACCGACGGTACCCCTCGTCATACGCTTTTTTGAGCAAAAAGAGCAAAAGTTTCTGGTACGGCGTGATACTCTCGTCATCCTTCAAACTCGTGTCGTTGTTATCAATGACCAGTGTCGGCGTGTTGATTCGACTCTGGCGACGCTCCCAGATTCTGTACTGATCGAACATATCCTTTCGATCATCGATGAGGCGACGAACTCGAAATTCCAAAGTAAATTCGTCTCCATTTATATCCTTGCTCGGCGTTTTGTTCATGTTGAGGGCGTCAATACGGGTCATCAGAATACGCATACCATCAATGAAACGAGACTTGCGAATCTTCACGTGTTCTTGCTCATAGTTCTTCGGGTACCGATCCTGGTCCCGTTCCTGATTTTCAGGAAAGAGTACAAATGCCCACGCCTTGTCAGCAGCGAGCGAATTGCCTCGAATGTGAAAACCAGCATCCTTTTCAGCTCGTAAAATATTGGATTCTATTTCTTCGATAGTCCACGTGTTGATTTCAGTGTTTTGGTTTGCAAACCGAATCTCTTCAGCATGTTCAGGTGTCACATCTTTTTGAATTGTGTGGACCATCTTTCTCTACTAACAGAGCGCTAGACTTTTTTAAGCAGATGGCGCGGGGGGTGCCGAGTCAGACCCCATCTTTTGAAGCGCGGCGACAATTTTAACGAGAACCTTGTTCTGCATCTCCATGTGGAGAGCGATCTTCTCGGTCGACTCCTTGATACCCACGAGGGCCTGAGCAACCGTCTCGCCCTCCTCGGTCGCCAAAAGACCACCAAGGGCATCGAACATATCAACCTCATCGAAACCCTCCTCGTCCATGTCCTCATCGAGCTCCTCTTCCTCCTCGGGCTCCTCCTGAACAGCCGGCTTGGGTGGTGGGTAACGGGGCGGACGACCAGACATCTTGTACTTTTTGGTTAGAAAATAGAAGCACGCCTTTGAACGCAAAACTTTTTCCCTATGTATATTAAAATGCCCGGTGGCGCCCTTATGCAACTTGTTGCCTATGGCGCACAAGACGTGTACCTGACTGGCGAGCCCAAAGTAACATTCTTCCAGACGGCCTACAAACGTCACACCAACTTTGCCATGGAGACGATTCAGCAGACCCTTGCCGGTAACGCCAACCCCGGCGGCCTCGCGTCCGTGACCCTGTCCCGCTCAGGTGACCTCGTGGGCGACATGTTCGTCGTGCTCCAGCCAACGTCGTCGAGCGTTTCCAATCTTACGTCGAACAACTCTGTTGTTGACATGAACTGGGTGGCCGAGCGTGCTTTCTCCTCCGTCGAGATTTTCATTGGTGGTCAGTCCATTGACAAGCACTACCAGCTCTGGTTCCGCCTGTACTCTGAGGTCTTCCTGAACGACACGAAGAAGCAAAACTATGGAAAACTCACCTCGTGCTCAGCTGTGAACTACCCGTCGGGCACCCTCATCACGTCCCCGAACTACGTGTATCTTCCCCTGATTTTCTGGTTCAACCGCAATCCCGGTTTGTACCTCCCCCTCGTGGCTCTCCAGTACCATGAGGTTCGCATCGACTTTACCATCAGCCCCCAGTACGGCAACTACTTTGGCACGAATCCCTTTGCCGTGTGGGCCAACTACATGTACCTGGACACGGCCGAGCGTGATAAGTTCGCCAAGACCGGTCACGAGTACCTGATCGAGCAGGTGCAGCACGTTGCACCCGACCCGGTCGGCTCGACCAACGAGAACACGCCGAGCGTCATCCGCATGCAGTACAATCACCCAGTCAAGGAGCTGATTTGGTGTTACCAGAACCCTGCAGTTCTCAATAATCCCAATTCCATGTGGAATTTCTCGTCCAACGTGTCCAACGTGAACGTGACGTGCGATCCCGCCAAGTACGCCGCCTCTCTGACGCCCTTCTCCCCGGCGCACATCGGGTGTCCGGCCCTGTTCGTTCCGGGCCCGTACGCATCCAACCTGTACGTGACTCAGACGAGCTCCGTGACTGCAGGCGGCAACGTTGCCGTTCAGTCGAACGTCCTCGCTTCGAACGTCTTTTGGGTCGAGGGTGGTCTGCCCGTGGCTTCCAGCAACACCGTCTTTGGCCAGGAGGTTGGCCCACTTCATCAGGCGAAGATCATCCTCAACGGCACGGACCGGTTCACGCCTCAGTTTGGCAAGTTCTTTAACCAGTACCAGCCATACCGGTACCATACGGGTATCCCGTACCCGGGCGTCTACGTGTACTCGTTCGCCCTTACCCCCGAGGAGCTTCAGCCAAGCGGCGCGTGCAACTTTAGCCGTATCGACATGGCGCAGATTGCCGTCAACTTGAAGACGGGCATGCCAGCCCTGAACCAGCGCATGTTTGCCGTGAACTATAACGTACTTCGTATTCAGTCCGGACTCGGCGGCCTTGCGTTTTCGAATTAAACGTGATTTTCGAGTCATTTTTTTTTCTTGGGCCATAGTACCAAGCGATCATGGCCGGCGGACTTATGCAACTCGTTGCCTACGGTGCTCAGGATGTGTATTTGACGGGTCAGCCCAAGGTGACCTTCTTCCAGGCGGTGTACAAGCGTCACACCAACTTCGCGATGGAGGCCATCCAGCAGACTGTGAACGGTACTCCCTCCAACAGCGGTCGCGTGTCCGTGACCATCGCCCGCAACGGCGATCTGGTCGGTGACATGTGGGTGCGCATGCAGCCCACCCAGGGTACCCTGTCCAACTTGACCTCCACGAACAGCAACTTCGACACCAACTGGGTGGCTGAGCGTGCCATTGCGGCCGTTGAGCTGACCATCGGTGGCCAGCGCATTGACAAGCACTACCAGACCTGGTGGCGCCTGTACGCTGAGCTGTTCCTGTCCGAGTCCGAGAAGATCAACTACGGCAAGCTGACCTCCAGCCCCGTGCCCTTCTTCGACTCCGTGAACATCAACACCGTGTACCTGCCCCTGCTGTTCTTCTTCAACCGCAACCCCGGCCTGTATCTGCCTCTGATTGCCCTGCAGTACCACGAGGTTCGTCTGGACTTCGACCTGACTGCCTACTTCACCAGCTACTTCGGTGCCAGCAGCCCCGTGTTCGAGGTGTGGGCCAACTACATCTACCTGGACACTGAGGAGCGTCGCCGCTTCGCCCAGAAGGGCCACGAGTACCTGATCGAGCAGGTGCAGCACACCGGTGGCGACTCCGTGACTGCCACCTACAACGCCTCCACGGCCACTGCCCCGTCCAGCCAGACCATCCGTCTGTCTTTCAACCACCCGGTGAAGGAGCTGATCTGGTGCTACACCAACACCACCGCCACCTCGTACAACTCTCTGTGGAACTTCTCTACCAGCGTGTCCAACGTGCAGGTGACGTGTGCGCCCCTGCCGGTGTACGCCACTGGTGCCCTGCCCCACACCGTGGGCGCTCCCCGTCTGTCCTCCAACATCTTCGCCACCGCTGGTGCTCAGCTGACCTCCAACGCTCAGGGCGGTGTGTTCTGGGTTGAGGAGGGCTCCTCCAACAGCGCCGCCAGCACCCAGCTGGAGGTGGGCCCCCTGTACAACTTCAAGCTGGTGCTGAACGGCCAGGACCGCTTCAAGGAGCAGCTGGGCAAGTACTTCAACCAGTACCAGCCCTACGTGTACCACTCTGGTGTGCCGTACCCGGGCATCTACTGCTACAGCTTCGCGCTGCAGCCCGAGGAGCACCAGCCCACCGGCACGTGCAACTTCTCTCGCATTGATAACGCGCAGGTGACCATCAACATGAAGTCCAACTACACGACTAACCTGCAGAAGATGTTCGCCGTGAACTACAACATTCTGCGCATCCAGTCTGGCATGGGCGGTCTTGCGTTTAGCAACTGAGTCCTCCCATATACTTATATATTATATTTCAAGCTTAAAAACGGCCTTCCGGGTTCGCCCGGGCCTCAGGCCCAAAAGTGTTCGAGACTTTTGGGTCAGAGACTTAAAGAAATTTCCTACTATAATGGTAGGAAATGGAGAAAGAAATTAAAACAAAGAAATGTTCAAACTGCTGTCGCGCTCCTCAACCAATCGAAGAATTCGTGAACGCAAAGGGCCGTGAATGTTCGACGTGTAACAAGTGTCGTGAAAAGGGTAAAAAACATGACAACAAACCCGAACGGCGTGAATATCATAATGAACTCAACAAGGAGAAAGGATATTCTGAAAAATGGCGCTCAAAACAACTCGAGGAACGTCCTGAAGAGTTTCGAGCTCATAAGAACGAAACGCTCAAGAAATGGCGTTCGGAAAATTCGGAACATGCTGCACGTTGGTACAGGACGAACGTCAATCACCGTCTCGATGCTCTTAAGCGAGCTGCTATATCCAGAAACATCATATGGAGTCTTACAGACGATGAAGCAAAGGCCATGCTTTTGAAACCGTGCGTCTACTGTGGCTTCCTAGATTTGACAGACCGTATAAATGGTATAGATCGTCTCGACTCCGCGAAACCTTATACAGTTGAGAATTGTCGTCCGTGCTGCAAGGATTGCAATTACATGAAAGGTACATATGACCCCAGGACGTTTATAGAACGTGCGAAGAAGATTGCCCTATGTGAAGCTGTATTCCCTGAGGTTCCAGTGTGTGAAGAACACAAAAAGATTCACCGCCCAACAACCTCCCACGTCCCCGAAAGTGCCGAGAACTCTTGCTCAATGACGAGTGAACAGTATTTTGGGTCAAATTCTTCTGAACAGCAAAACACGTCTATGTAGACCTTGTTGTGCTCGGGGTACGTGTGTGCCGAGAAATGACTCTCGGCCAGGACGAGGACTCCCGTCGTCCCGTGAGGCTCAAATTGGTGAAAAGCTCGATTTACGACTGTAAACCCGCACCTTTCAGCGATTCGATTCATGATATTCTCGAGGTGATCGGAACGTGCGATCCATACACCGTCGATGTGTCCCAGGAGGTGGCGGAAGTTCATAGAATTTTCGCCGAGTCCCTTCATGCTACTCTAAGGGTTCTGGATTTTATATACAATTAGACCAGCTGCACCGATAATGTACAAAAGGCCAATCATCCGATCAGACGTTGTGTTCTGGCTGGAGGGCGCCTGGACAATGTTTGCCACGCCAAGAGCCGCAAGAACTGCAACGAACAGAAGCATAAACATAAAGCTTAGATCAGCCATTTTTATTATAGGGTTATAAAATAAATGGCTGATCTTGTGAAGAAAGTATCACAGAGCATGCCAGGGGCGAGCATCGAACAAGTTCTGGACGAAGTTCGACGTATAAAACTCGAAAACATCTATGCTGAACTTCGGAAAAAGACTTTCGCGAGTCCAATGGATGCTCTTGAGTATATCATTTTCGTCCATGAACCGTCACAGGAAGATGCATCGGCACTTCTTGTGATGCTTGGATATGATCAGCTGGGACATTCAAAGTCCTTTGGTGTTATTTATGAATTTATACACAAAAGTGTGGATCGGGAACCTAAATGTACGATGTGCTGCTTTTGAGGATCGACACGTTCCTGTACCACGCGTACACGAGGAACAGACCCGTCACCATGGTCGTCGTAGCGCGCAGAACCTCCGTTGGGGACTTCCGCTTCTCCCGTTCGAAAAAGTTCTGGAGGCCGATGAGGAGCAATGCCAAGCCTGCAATGAGCATGAGGACATCCAACAGCATTTACTGTAGAGAAATATTTGTTTTCATCCGCGGATAAAAAATACATTTTTTGTCTGCACAAGGAGAAGATGAGTTACGCGTATCTAGATCCGTCTCGGGCCGTTATCGAAATGGCACTCGAGTCCCTGGGTGGGTTCTCCATGGTGTCCAGTACACGAAATGATGTTCCTGAGATCCCGCCTGTTCCACACGAGCTTGACGAGGCGTGGTCTCTGTTTGAAAAGGACTTGGGCAATTTTAAACAAAACTTTGCAAAGGTTCGGCGTGACATGAATGTCACTCTTGCACGAATTCAAGATATTCACAAATCTACTTCAATTGCAAAACTCATTGTCGATAACATAAGTTCTGAAGACTTAAAGACACGCATCGCTTCCTCTATAGAAGACTTCGAGACTCAGGAAGACCTTGATTCCCTGACTCGACACTATGCAGAGCTTCGGGGGCAGTACGACGCGATGAAGAAGGTGTTGGAGAACACGGATGCGGAAAGGTACGCAAAGTTTACGTGTTTCATATGTATGGATCGGCTTGTTGACTTGTTTCTCGACCCGTGCGGTCATGTGGTGTGTGAGCCGTGTTGGGCGAACACGCGGGACAAGCGTCAGTGTCCTGGGTGTCGCACACACGTACACGGCTCGAAGAAGATTTTCAATATGTAGGACGACCCGGACCTGAACACGTCCCTAAACTGTTCAAAGGGACCTCCGGTCCCGCCGAAAAGCGTAGCTTTTCCCCGACCTTAGCTCAGTTGGTAGAGCGTGGGACTGTAGTTGGCTAGAGAGATCCTGCGGTCGCTGGTTCGATTCCGGCAGGTCGGAAAGGGACGAATCGTGTTCGTTCCGCCCCTTCTCCTATAGCTCAGTTGGTAGAGCATCAGGCACTGTATTTTTTAACAGCTGATGTGTTAACCTGAGTGTCGCAGGTTCAAACCCTGCTGGGAGAGCTTTCGAACCATCTGTTCATGGTTCGAAAGATCTCTGTGTATACTAATAATGACCACTCGCCCCTTTGAGAGGTTTGTAAACCATCTCGCTGAAATTACGCAAAACAATAAGAACCTGAAGTTTCACGTGAGTGCAAACGGTGTGACCCTGCGTTACAGACCTGGGTCGAATGGGACATATGTAAATTACACGCCTTCGAATAACGGAAGAGGTATTGAACTGTCGTATGGGTACACGCACGTGAATGACCGTGGCAAAGGGCTTGGAACGCGTCTTCGCAACTACGGGGTTCGAGCGGCACGTGCAGCAGGCGTTCCGCTGTGGCAATACGGTATAAACCTCAATTATCTCGTGCCCGGAAACCAGCCGCCTATAAGTACGCGAATCATGCGTAAACTTGGCGCCGAATGGACGCGTGGCGTGCCTAAAGCACGGGGGAAGATTGCCAAGAAGAAGTGGGCATCTCTCGTCCGTGCACACAGGTACTCTTTACGTCCTACTACTACGCCTCGTAGAAGGAACCGCAACCGAAATTGAACCGTTCGGTGCGATGACGTACCGAGTTCCACGCGCAGCAGCGGCTCGTCGACCGAGTATACCGCGAACGCGCGCCTGAATGGTCGTTGCGGCACGGTGAGCTCGTGGCGATCGATTTCCGCCTCCGATACGACGCACACGGGGAAGAAGATTCAGAGCACGCTGGAGTGCTGCATGGTTTCCATGAGACCCGTTGATCACGTTGCGTGCAAACGTGTTTGCAAGTGCCTGTGTCGATCGAGTAAACGTGTTGATATTCAAACGTTGGAGCCTATGAAACTGGTCCGCCGCCTCCATGATGAGAAACTGACGCTCGAGGTTTCGACGCACCTGTTCAAACACGACAGGCGAGATGTTTGGACGGGAAGGCATATATTATCATTAGCGCTTAAAAAAACTACGCGTGGTAACAAAAAATGAGCTTCGTTCGCCTCGTTGATCACATGGGTTCGGACGAGTCGATCGTCCAAGCTGCTCGCGTCTCGTATGGCGCAGGCACGAAGAGCGTGAGTGACGACCGCGCTCTCATTCGCTACCTCATGCGGCACAAGCACACGACGCCGTTTGAGATGGTCGAGTTCAAGTTTCATGTTCGCGCACCCATCTACGTGGCCCGTCAGTGGTTGCGTCACCGGACCGCCTCTGTCAACGAGATGAGCGCTCGGTACTCTGTGATCCCTGACGAGTTCTTCTTGCCTGACGAGCTTCGGAAGCAGAGTACGACCCGTGGACAAGGGGGAGAGGAATCGTTAGATTCCTCGACCGGTGGAAACCTGCTTCAAAAGCAAAAGGCCTCGTGTGACTTTGCATTCTATGTCTACGACGAGCTCTTGGAGAAGGGTGTGTCCCGTGAGTTGGCTCGGGCACACCTGCCTCAGTGTACATTTACTGAATTTTATTGGAAAATTGATCTTCACAACCTGTTGCACTTCCTTGCCTTGCGCATGGAGGATCATGCCCAGAAGGAGATTCGGGACGTGGCAACCTTGGTCTATGACGCAATCAAGCCTATCGTCCCCGTGACGTGCGAGGCGTTCGAGGACTTTCGGGTCGGGTCTGTGACCCTGTCCCGGCTCGAGGTGGAGGCAATCAAGAACCGTGCGTCAGGTATTCCGGGCAAGGGTGAAAACTCGGAGTTCCAAGAAAAGTTAAAGCTTTTGGGCTTGGATACACCAAATGGACAGGGAACACCAAGTGCTCGAGTACCTGGGGACGAAGGGAACGCCTGTGACAGTCAAGCGCATTTCGAAGAGCCTCGGCCTTTCGAAGGAGTGTGTTCGGGGAGTGCTGTGGCACTCGAATAAGACGCAGCTCGTGTACCGCGCACCCATGTGTCGACGCAAGCGACCTGTTTGGTCTGCTTCGGACTCACGCATCCGACCTGCGACCCATAAGGTACCTCATCTTGTCTTGAGTCCGGCGCTGGAAGAACATGAAGATGAAGACCATTAAAGGCAGGCTACGCAATTCACCTAGTGTAGAGTGCTCGTACCCATACCAGCCACTTAGAGGGAAGGGGATATTTTTAATGAAAATTCGTGCTCCATAAATAATCATACCTATAATTCCAAATTGTATACACACTTCTAAAAAGGTTTGCCACTTGGGTTTCCGTTCATCAAGGTCGGGTGTGACCTTGTCAAGTGTCATTGATACGAGAAAAGCAAACATGAAACACAAGACGCCGACCCATGCGACGCCAAGTGTTTTCATCACCTGCTTGTTCATTACTTGTGTCGTAGAAAAAAACACGCTCTCGTAGCACAGTTGGTTAGTGCGTTGGTCTTATGTACCAAAGGTCCTGGGTTCAAGCCCCAGCGAGAGCAACCCCGAGCGCATCAGTGGCCGAGTTGGTCTAAGGCGTGAGACTTAAGATCTCATGGTGGCAACACCGCGTGGGTTCGAACCCCACCTGATGCACGAGGAAACCGTAGGTTTCCGAGCCGTGTGTTTCCCCGTTTCATAAAATCTATATACACAATATGGACTTTATGAAGTGTGAATGGTCGGAGGCCTGCCTCGTGACAATCATGGTCAAAGACTACCCAGAACAGGGCGTCACTCTCGAAGATCTGAAACCTCTGATTCACGAGATTCGTTCCAAAGCCAAAGACATGATTATCACAGCCGATTTATCCGGTGCAAACCTCGTGAATCTTGACCGGTTCAAGATGATCATGACCCTCGTCCAAGCAGTTGTCGAGTACACGAAGGACGACGATATTTTGCGCAAAATTCAAATTAAGGGTGCAGGCTTTATCTTCAGGACCCTGTATCGTCCATTTAGCTTTGCCATTCCCAAATTTTTCCGCGACATTATCGTATTTTTATAAAGACGATCATAGATAGTTATGAGTGTCTCGTGGCTCAAGTTCCAGCCAGACCAAGATGCCAAAATCTTGTACGTCCAAGTACTCGTCGCCGAACTGATCCGGGTTCAACCTGGAACCATGGAGGGTGTCGACGAGTACTGTACACAAGACCTCTTCCCGATGCTCGACCAAATCGAGCACCTATGTCTCACATACGGACTTCGCCAGGTGTGTTCGGCCGACGTTCAGGGTGTGAGTATCACAAGCATAAAGCCCATGGCAATGGTGCGTATGATTTGGAACGTCTACGAACACACGAAAAACTGCATCTTGCTCGATAGGTGCGAACTTCGCGGCGGAGACTCACTCTTCACGACGCTTGTTGAGGCAGTCCGTGGGTTCCTCCCACCATTCATGCGGAACATGATTACATTAATTCCGCACTCGAACAAGGAACCAGACGATAATGAGGACAAGTAAAATAATCAATGTTTTAAATTTCTGAAAACCGAATCGTACGTGATGTGGCATATCAACCGTTCTTTGAAGTCCAATGTCTCCTTTGACAAGGGACTTGAAAAAACCAATTATAATGTGATCGTCTAAACACTCTTGCTTTGACAGGGACTCGTACACGCACAAAATACGTATAGGAAATAGGTTCAATTGAAAATCAACTCCAACCTTGTAAAACTTGGGATCGAAAACAGCTAATTTTCGAGCACACTCGAGGCGAATAAGATACGAATGCGTCGAGAGGGTCCGACCTTCATACAAATTTTCAGACACTGGAGTCTTTATGACAGGGCATATAGGCCCTATATTTATCATGTCCCATGGAAGGTTGGCCGCTTCACGAAGCAAGTCTTCTAATTTTTGTTTAAAATGAGGAACGAGCCGAATGTCATCTTCCGTGACAAGAGCAATTTCATGACCCTTTTCAACCATGTCCCGCCATACCCGAACATGACTCATAGCACATCCATACTCTGGTTGACTAATGTAGAGTCCTGTTGGGGACTCTTCTCGTCCGTTTGTTGCCCTGAAAAACTCGACGTCAATTCCTTCTCTGTCAAATTCGGCCCATGCGTTGTCTCGTCTGTCTGTTCTGTGTTCAAGGTTGATGCAGTATGTGTGCATTTATAATCCATATCATTTTTGTACCCATCATCTATCGCATAGTTCAAGACGTCAATCACGTGCCATGAGAGAATCACGAGTATAAACAGACGTGCTCTGTAGTCGAGGTCTGGTATAAATTTTAAAATTAAAAGTGGAAACAGTATTGCAAACAAGTGGACACGCCAACTTGCATGGTACTGACCCTGTTCGAATGCTACATAGAATGCGAACGTGGCCAGAACTGCCAAGAACTCGTGGTTCATTACCAATTCATTCTAAAAAAACAATCTGCAAAAAACACATTACCGTCTGAGAAAATACAAGACCAATAGAACCAAGACTGCTATGATTACAAGACTCAACTTGTGAACCCAGAAACTATAGTCGTGCGTCCGGGACCAGCCTATCGTTGAGACGAGAGCAGCTTTTTGTCGCGCAATCGGTTCAGAAACGAACAGGTTATTTGACGGGTAATTTGCTATGAAACTGTCGACACCACCATCCTTGAGGTGCGCGGGATCCATACCCGCCCACTTTCTTGCACACGTGAGACGGATAAGGTACGCATGTGTTAATAATGACTTTCCGACGTGAATGTTTTTCGAGTGCTTACGAAGACTGATGGACAGAGTCGAGTCGGCCCCGATATTCACAAAGTCCCAATCGGGTGGAAGCTCTTGTAAAATTTGATCCAATTTTGGAACAAAATCGGTACTCAACGTGATGTCATCCTCAAACACGAGTGCCGTTTCATATTCGTTACTTATGATGTCCCTCCATATGCGAACGTGACTATCCGCACACCCCCATTCGGATTTCGATATGAAAATGTTCTCGGGAGCCATGAGTTTTCCGTCAGACGCCTTGAAAAATTCGACATCGAGACCTTCCCGCTCAAACTGTTCTTGGGCATTTCGCCGTCTATCTACACTTCGTTCAAGGTTTATACAATATATATGGTCAACCATTCCTATTAGTTGTACATAAAAAAATGGTGAGCGTGTTTCTTAACGATGAGTGACCTTCTCGTATTTTACCCACAAGGGAAGCACCTGTACATAGAGTTCTTGGGGTCACGGTACATTGAGCGTCAACCCAAGACGCCTGATGAAGTGGCGCGGTTTGCAATCGAGATTCGACCCGTCATCGAACAGCTCGATGCCTATGTTGAGAAGCATGGACTCAAAGAGATTATGGAGCTCAACCTCAAAGGAGTCCCAATTTCAAAGCTCAATTCAGAAACGGCTGTTCACCTCTTGAACCTTGTCTCGGACCTGCGTCCAGAGAAGGGGCTCCTTGAAAAGATTCGCATTACAAATACCAACCCAGTGTTCAACATGATTTACAAGGGAGTTCGGACACGTCTCCCTGACCGCGTCAGAGACCTTGTAGAACTCGAGGCGAGTTCGAAATTCTTTTGAAAATGTATATCAAGTATGGCACCCGAGAAAGATCCAGGGCGCTGGCACGACGATGAGCAAAAGTTCCTTGAAAAGCTCGAGCAACAGTGTAACGTGTATCAAGAGCACCACAATAAAGACCATCTGTACTACCAAAAACTTGCGTCAAAGTTCAACATCCCGATTCTCATCGTATCAGCCTTGAACGCCTTGTGCGCCATTGCCCTGAACGACTTTTTGGCTCAGCGCTATGTTAGCATCTTGAACGCCATCTTATCAGCCGGAACGGGTGTGCTTGGGTCGATCCAATTATACATGAAAATTAGTGAAAAGATGACCAACTCTGTTCGGGCCGCGACGCTCATGAAGCGCCTTGCACTCAAGATTTCCAAGGAGCTCAGTATCGATATGGAACACCGCGTCACGGACGGACAGGCTTTCTTGGGCGATTGTTTCGCCGAGTTTAACACGGCGCTCGAACAAGGAAACCCAGTTGAAAAGGGACTCTACAATCACATGGCGTTTACGCAGCTTCCGAAGAAGGAAAAGCTTGGTCTTTTGGGAACGATTACGGGGTCGCCACGCAAGTCAAGTATTGAACTTGTTGGCACGGAAATTAGTGGTTCATCTGGAATGCTTTCACGTCTCGGGGAGCCTCGAGCCAAAAAGCTTTGGGGTCTCGTTGAAAGAGCTCAAATAGACGCTCGTTCTCGTGCCGTATTACAAACTCCTTTTCGTCAGAACGGGTCAGGTTCGGAGTCTCCTCAATCGATTCAAGAAGAACCGGATGTAGAGCTTGGAGTTCGGGGTTCCTAAGCTTTGCAACCTCAAAGCCGATGTCGAGGTCCAAGCCCTCTTCCGTACGAAGCCAGTAGTGTTCACACGCCTCTCTGGTCTCAGGAATGACGCAAAAGCCTTTGACCACCTGACTCTGAATTCCTTTTTGATCCAAAAATCGCTTCAAAAGAGCAACATGGTGCACAACGTTCCCAGAGACGTTGTGCAGTTTGATACGCAAGGCGAGACGACGGAGGTCTACGTCCATTATGTTTTATATATTTTTGTTTCCTTATGTTAGGAATGTTAGGCTGGATACTACTTGTGGCGGTTACAGCAGTTGTTACCACTACACTCGTCCTATATTTCCAGAAGAAGAAGCAACCACCACCGCCTCCTCCACCGCCTCCTCCACCACCTGCACCAAAGGTGCCCAAGCCGGCTCCTCCCCCTCCAACACCTAAGCCGGCACCCGCGACACAGGGTGCATACTCTCCAGCACCCTTTACTCCCGGTGCGCGCCCTCCGGCACCCGTTCCTGCTACTCCCACGCTTCCCGTGCGTCCTCCAGCACCCGTTCCTGCTACTCCCACGCTTCCCGTGCGTCCTCCGGCACCCGTTCCTGCTACTCCCACACTTCCCGTGCGTCCTCTAGCACCCGTTCCTGCCATGTTCCCACCCGCGCGGCCTCCAGCACCCGTTCCTGCCATGTTCCCACCCGCGCGCCCTCCAGCCTTGATGCCACCCGTGGGTGGCCCTTCACCGGTTCCAACCGCGTTCACACCTACACCGGCGCCACTGACACCCACACCGTCTCCGACCGCAACTTCCAAGAAAGGGTTCGTATACGACCTGAAAATCAACGGAGCAACAAACACTCAATTTAATCAGCAAATGCAAAGCCTGAACCTCGGGTGGTACTATACATGGGGTCTCACGGGATCACCCGGTCTCAATCTCAAGTTTACGCCCATGGTATGGGGTGCACCAGACGCTGCAAAGATCAATCAAATTCCAGCAGGATCGACTGAGATCTTGGCATTTAATGAACCTGACGGCAACAACCAAGGCGCGCAATCAAACATGAGTATTGCACAAGTTGTGCAATTGTGGCCACAACTCAAAGCGACGGGTCTTCGGATTGGTTCGATTGCAGCCTACACGAGTCCTTTGGCAACGTCGTACACGATGCCTCCAGGCCCACCAGCTGCTGGTCGTCTTCCACCGGCGCAACAGTCTATACCAACCACGTCATACTTTGACGCTCTCTGGACAGCCTTAAGTCAGGCGAACATGACACCGGACTTTATCGCCCTTCACTGGTATGCTCCTCCAGACGCGGCCGGCTTCCTTCAGTGGATCGATAACATTTACGCCAAATACAAGAAACCCATATGGATTACCGAAATGTGTCCGGCTGATTGGCAAGCTGGAAACCCGGGTCAGCCAGCCTTTGAGCGGTACACGGTTCAGGATATCCAAACGTTCATGGACACTGTTGTCGCGGGTATGAACTCTCGGACATATGTGGAGCGTTTCTGTTGGAAGACTCGGCCGACAACAGATATCAACATGGGGAACGGTGCACTGATTGCACTCGACGGAACACTTACGCCACTCGGTCAGCATTACGCAAGCCTTTAAAAAAATGCCACGTAGTGTCAGCATGGACCCGATCCTTGCTCCTTCGACATCACGTTTCACCACCTTTCCTATCCGGTACCCGGACCTTTGGGCCCTGTATAAGAAAGCAATTGCAAGTTTCTGGACGGTCGAGGAGATTGATTTGGGCGGAGATTTGAAAGATTGGGAAAAGTTGAATGATTCGGAAAAGCACTTTATTAAACACGTCTTGGCATTCTTTGCCGCCTCAGATGGAATTGTCATGGAAAATATCGATTTGAACTTTTCAAAGGATGTTCAGATCCCAGAGGCTCGGTCATTCTATGCGTACCAGTCGTTTAACGAGTCGATCCATAGTGAGACGTACTCGCTCATGATTGATAAGCTCGTCAGTGACCCTGCTGAAAAGGCGGATCTGTTCCGGGCTATTGAACACGTACCTGCCGTAAAGCGCAAAGCTGAGTGGGCACTTCGCTGGCTGGGGACCGGTCCCGGGTCGAGTTCCAATGGAACTCTCCCTCCCTTCGCCCAACGCCTTGTCGCTTTCGCATGCGTCGAAGGCATCTTTTTCAGTGGATCGTTCTGTGCCATCTTTTGGCTCAAGAAGCGTGGGCTCATGCCTGGTCTCTCGTTCAGTAATGAGCTCATCTCACGGGACGAAGGGCTCCATCAGGAGTTTGCCGTCACTTTGTACCACAATTTGAAAACGAAATTAGATGATAACACCATTTTCCAGATTGTGGTTGAGGCCCTGGAGATTGAGAAGGAGTTTATCACGGAGGCTTTGCCGTGTCGGCTCATTGGTATGGACTCTTTCTCTATGAACGAGTACATCATGTTCGTGGCTCAGCGTCTATTGGTTCAACTCGGTGTGACGCAACACTCTATTGTGGCAAGTAACCCTTTCGACTGGATGGAAAACATCTCGTTGGAAGGGAAGACGAACTTTTTCGAAAAGCGCGTCGGTGATTATTCAAAGCACATGGTCACGGAAGGTGACGGCGTGCGGTTTGACGAGGAGTTCTAAAAGAACCTTTGTCGAGCGGAAGCGGACTTAGGTCTTCTTGAACTGCTTCTGGTAATCAGCCTGGAGTTGTTTAAGGGCCCGAGGCACCTTTGCTGGCGGAGCGACCAAATTGTTGTAAAACGCCGACCGGGGGCTCAAAAGCAGATACAGGATCACAAGCGCGAGCGCAGCAATCAAATAGTTCCGGCTCAATTTCATTTTATATACGTCAACTTTTTTTACACGGACACTGAAGGTGACGGCGTGCGGTTTGACGAGGACTTTTGATTTAACGGCGGCGACGATCACCACCGCTGCCACGGACGCCCCTCTTGCGCGCGTTCCCGTAAAACGCCGACCGGGGGCTCAAAAGTAGGTACAGCGCAACAGCGGCAAGTGCCACGATGACGAGGTTATTCTTTGCCAGGTTCATTGGAGAAGCCATTGTACTATTTCATAGTATTTTATTTCACAAATCGGTTTTCCTGGAACCGGTCCGTCAACTGATCATCCTGATTGTCACGAGTCGTGTAATGAGACACCAGAGACTTTACGAGAATGAAACGCAGAATCAACGATAGGACTATAAACACGATAGCGTGGAGGAACAGACCCTTGATGGTCGCGAGCCCCTCTGGGCTTGCAACCCACGGGCCAAGAATACCACTCGTCGTCCTGAACGCAAAGGGACTTGCGACAATCATGAACGCGAGGAGACTCACAATGGCACTCATTTATTATGTTGTCACAAATTAAATGAGTGTGATAATTTTCGGTATCGCACTGGTCATATTTACCATTCTGGCTTTAAAAATCATATACTCGATACCACGACCTGACCCTGACCCAGTCCCAAGTTCTGGGAAACCACTCTCAACAGATACGTACATAGGTCAAGGAAACTGCCCTGTCGGGTGTTCGTGTTTCCCCCACCAACGGAGTGACGGGTCTGTGACAAAATCTCAGACGTTTTGCGGGTACATGGGTAACGACGGGTTAGTGCAGTGTCCTGAATCGTGTTGTACACCAACGTGTTTTTAGTTGCATATACCGCCATAGCACGTGTGGTAGCACTCGTCACCCGAGTCGCAGTACTCACCGGCCATCTTCGGACCATAAAAGGTCGACTTGTGTGCAATCAACAGACGCATCAGAAAGCCAACGACGGCAATGAACACGAGGGCGTGGAGTATCAGACCCGCCGTCGTGGGAAGACCCTCGGCTGACGCGACCCAGCTTCCAAGCACGCTACGCACGGTCTTGTATGCGGTAGGGCTTGCAATAGCAACGTACGCCACGAACGGGATAAGATAATTGAGGCTCATGATCTACTATTCACGAGGAAAATTACTCGGAATCGTCGTCAAAGTCGGCCGGGTGCATGACCTGACCCTGGATAGAGCGCGCACCATCTGCCGTGTACAGGACGCGAGACTCCTTCACGAGACCACCCTGAGATATGGTCACCGTGCCGCCATAGCTGGACTTCTTCGTGCCCCACACCAGACGCCACACAAAGTGCGCCACGATCACGAAGACCAGGGCATGCAGAAGCAGACCGGCGGTGGTGGGCAGACCGTCGGCTGAGGCGACCCAGCTTCCAAGAATCTTCCGAACCAGCTTGAAGGTTGCCGGGTTCGCCACGAGGAAGAACACGGCAAAGGGGACAAGCTTCTTCTGCCAGTTAAAGTCCATTTGGTACTATTACCCGAGAAATTTAGTTCCCGAATGCTTGGCGGTGCTGACGAAGCATCTGAGACGCTGCGTTCTTGTTCTCATTTTTGTTGTTGAACGACTGTTTTGCATTATAAAATACATTCTGGTTTTCGGACGGTTGGGCCGCGGGGCGCTGACTCTTGCGCAAACGGTTCAGAACCTCGACATTCACCTTGGCGATATTCACGGACCCGTTCGCCTTGACGAACTTTTTGTTTTTTATATTGAAATTCAGGGGTGGACGGTTCCTGAACTTGTTACGTGCCGGAACCTGGAGAGACACGAGAATCTTATTCACAGTCTTTTTCTGAGCGGCATTCAGACGAGGATCGTTCTTGAGCTTGGACCAGTTGAACGTGTTCATGTATGGTCCTGCACGACCCCTGAGGCCGGGTCTCTGAGCCGTCTTAAGTATGGCGTGTTGCGCCTTGCCCGTGGACTCTTCCGTATTTTGAACAGAATTGAGGACGTTCTTGACACGGGTCAAGAGGGGGTATTGTTGGTACAAGTCCTGCACAGGACTTGACCCTTGGCCCGCCGAGGGTTGTTGTGTGGCGGCGGGCACAGTTAGTTTCCCTGCTTAAACATAGACGACGCGTTTAGATTGACGTTACGAATTACAGGCGTGTTTTTGTTGCGGTTATTTAAGTTATACTTGGTCTTGTTTTCTTCGTTCTTGAAGTTCCAACGAGCGTTTTTTTGGGCACGAATGACAACAATGTTCCGACCGTTCGGGGCCTTGATTGTCTTTTCAAGGTTTGGGTTGGTTTGGCGAGGAGACTGTTGACGTGTCGTCTGTGTCATGAGACTCTCTGCACGCGTTGGAGCGGCCGGAGACACCTTGGCATTCAGACGACGACGGTAGTTATTGATTTTTGTTTTCAAATTTGCATTGTTCACCTGACCCACCTTTTTCAACAGAATGTTGAGCCGGCGAAGTTCCGAGGTTGCTTGCGCCTTGTTCATGACGTTTGTATTTTGGTTCACGGCGCCACGGAGACTGTTTAGGTTGGCGCCACCGGAACCACCCACACCAATATTTGCGGCGTTCGCGCGGAGCCGATTGTTTATAAGGCGCAGAACAGCCGTCTTGCGGTTGTTATTGATTTTCAGAGCCTCGAGGTTTGCCTTGAGTTTCTCAACCTCTGCAATACTCTTGCCGTTCGGGCTCGTGATATTGTTGTTGGTCACGCCTGACAGAAGTGCCTCAAGTGCTGCACGCTTGGCATTCACATTGGCAGCCTCCGCACCGGCTGCAGCCGTTTGAGCTTGTTGAGCCGCCGAGGCATTGGGACGCGCCTGTTGAGCGGCATTGGCAGCGGCCTCAGCACCAGCCTGTTGCGCAGCAGCGGGTGGCTTATGGAGCACGAGAGCTTGTTGCTGAGCAGCACTTGCAGCCGCGGCCGCCTGCTGGATAGCGGTTGCTCCTGCCCTTTTCGCTGCATTTGCCGCGTTGTTTCCAGCAACGGATGGGGGTGCACTTGGTGGAGTACTCATTGTACCAGCTGCTATATTTGCCTGACGCTGTGCAGGTGCACCCGCATTTCCTGCCGCCGCGGCCGCCGCGGCCGCCACGCGAGCGCGCTTTGCGTTAATGTACTTGTGAAGCGCATTTGCCATGAGATTATTTAAAGGAGGCACCTTGTTGGGCGTGTTTCTATTTTTAAGGTAAGATTGTACATAGATTCCAACGTTGCGTTCGAGGTTTCTGTTTGCGTTGTTGCCGCCAGCCCCTGGCTGTTTCCCAAACTTCGACCAAAACCCCGATGTTATATTCGGCATGATGTCTTACTTGTGACCAAGAAAAAAGACCAAACAGGGCTTAAGGGCCTGAAACCCTAGTACAGTAGAACACACAAGATGGCCCTCCAGATGTTTTCTTCCTTCAACGCGTCCAATGTTTCTTTCAGCGATGTTCGCAAGAATGCCAAGGGTGGCAAGGCGGTGTACCTGAACCAGGTTGGTGGTGGCAAGCTGATTTTCCAGTTGCCTCCCCTGCGTGCCCCGTTTGGCCTGAGTGAGTACAAGGACGAGGCATCTGGTCGCGTCAGTTACACTCTGCCTCTGAGTCTGGACAAGCCCGAGGTTCTGGAGGCGTTCACCAAGTTGGACGAGCGCGTTCTGACGTATATCACCGAGCACAGCGAGGAGTTGCTCGGCAAGAAGATGAGCCGCGACGTGATTGCCGAGGGTCTGTACAAGTCCCCGATCAAGAAGAGTTCCAAGGAGGGGTATGCACCGACTCTGAATCTGAAGGTTCTGACGAGTCTGAAGGACGGGTCCATCTCGACAGAGGCGTACAGCTCCAAGCGCGAGCCCGTGCCTCTGTCTGATCTGGAGAAGGGTCAGGCTGTGAGTGCAATCATCGAGATCAACCAGATTTGGCGCACGCCTGCAGGTGTTGGCATCACTGTCCGTGTTCACCAGGTGATGTTTTCCCCGACCAACAAGCTGAAGCCGTGTGCATTTCTCGCCCCGGCCGACGAGCCCGTCTCTGACAAGGGAAGCGAGGTTGCAGAGGAGGACATCGAGTACGAGACCGACCCGGACAACTAGCCAAGTCGTGGAGCGACTTGTGAACCCAACATCGAGACAGATTCCCAAACTTGACCTTGACTAAAAATGTGTGTAATAGATATAATGTCCTGGATAAACTCCAGACAATTTAAAATTGCAGATCGTAACGGTCGTCACTATGTGTTTCGTCGTAACAACGCAGGGAACACAGAGATTAACATCCCCAAAAACATTACAACAAAGGCGGAAGCAGCGCGTTGGCTCCGTGCCCACCCTGAAAAGGTGGCCAAGCCAAACAAGTACAGGAGAAAGCGTCCAGCCGTGAAGCTCCCGGCCTATGTTGCTGCTGCATTTGACCCGTTTGCTGTGGACGCGTTTCCACGCAATATGCGTCAAAGTCCCGGGTACTTCTTCCGGTACTCGTCGCCGAAGTACGGAGGTGCGCCCAGTCCTGAAAAGGCGAGAACGCCGAGGACGAACATGAGTCCTTCAAACTTCAAAAAGAGTCTGAGGAACATGGTCAGTATCGGATCGGGACGGCAAGGGCGCGCCTATATTGTTCGCCAAGGGAAGGTTCAATTTGTTCTCAAAATTGCACCCTATGACACATCGGCAAAGAGACGCGGGGAACGCCAACCCGGTGACATAGAGTATGACATCAACTATGCGTGTATGAAAGCCGCACCCGAAGGTGTCGTCAAGCTTTATTCACACATTCACGCCCTCGACTTTGTCCCCGAGACCAACCTCAAGAGTATAAAGAATCTGGACAAACCTCACTTTGAACTCGCGAAACAAAACATTATCGTCATGGAACTTTGTGAAGGTGGGGCACTCGAAAAGTGGTTCGACAAGCATAGACCTTCAGATGATCTTATGCTTCGTATCATTAAGCAAGTTCTCACGACACTTCGAACCTTGATGACCAAGTACCCATACTTCCGACACAATGATCTTCACCTTGAGAACATATTTGTCTCGAAGAAACGTGGGTTCCTTATTGCAGACTTTGGGTGGGCCCGTCTCAAGGCTCAAGGCACAAATCCGGCCGTGAACACTGCAAATGGAACATCGACTGCCTCGTACTACGGTGTTGGCCCCAAGACGAATTCGCGGTATGACATGCACCTCTTCCTAAACAGTATCCGTGAAAAGTGCTTAAAGAACGCTGGTCTCGTTCCCAAGACGCTCAAGTTCCTAAACACGGTTATCCCAGAGGGGTACAGAGGTAAGACGGATACACACGTCAACGATTTCCGCCTAAAATATGATGACCCGTGTCCCGGCCTTCCAAGTCTGATCAAGGTTCTGAGTCACCCATTTTTGAAACAAAAATTGGTGACGTCTCCAGAACTCATGAAGGCTAAGGCAAAGTTGCGAAAGGTGGCGAAGAAGGTGGCTGTTCGCGTCACATCTGCCGAGCTCCTCGCCGCTAAGGCCCGGCTCAAGAGGGTTCGTGGTGTGTCTCCACCGAAGAAACGGTCGTACACGAACGCCGAGCTCTTGGCGTTGACACGTAACCAGCTGTTTAAGCTGAGCCCGACGACGCGCGCACGGGCCGTGAAGCTCCGGGCAGCTGTGCGACCGAACATCAAAAAGGCGACCAACAACGCAACGGCTCGCAAGGCGGTTCGAGCGGGGCAGAACATACAGAGGAAAAAGATTCGAAGCATTCCCAAGAATGTCTTGAACGATCCTCGGTTCAACAAGACCTGGCTCAAGATATACAAGAACCTGACGCCATGGGGTGGTGAGACGGTCCAAAACACACAAACTCGGGCACGGAACATGGCGCGGAACCTCATACGGAACCGACTGAACAAGGGTCAGCCCGCATTCTCCCCGAGCCCTAAGAAAAAGACGCCAAGCCCTAAGAAAAAGACGCCAAGCCCCGTGAAAAAGGCTCGTGTGAATTCAAGTGCACAATTGAGGAGGGTCATTGTAGGTGCGAAGAAGAGTCCCACGTCTGGTCGGTTAAAGATCAAGGCGCCGAACTCAGGTCGACTCGTCTACGTGAATGGCGGCTCCGTGTCCCTCCAGTACCTGAAGAACTTTGCGAGTCGCCACGGAGTGAACATTAAGGGTCTACGTTCAAAGTCAAATATTGCCCAAAAACTTTTTGGGTGAGTATATAAAAGATGATGAAGCGCAAGGACATGATCATTATTGGTCTGGTGATTGTTGCAGTGCTTCTGTTGGCGTTCAAGGTCGTGTCCTTTGGTGACGCTCTCACGCCCCCAGACAAGGGCAACATCATCGTGTATGGCTCCAAGACGTGCCCGTGGTGTGTCAAGCAGGAGAAGTACCTGATCGATAACGGTCTGCCATATACGTTCGTGGACTGCAAGTCGGGCAAGTGCCCCGACTTTGTTCAGGGGTTCCCGACCCTGTTGGTTGACGACGTGGTGAAGGTGGGGTATACGGAGGTCTGAACAGGTCGAGGGCGCCGAAGGCGCGCTCGGAGTAACATGTGGTCAGCACTTGGTTTGTAACTCTTGAGTCCTGGGTGTCACAGACGGACTACCGTCCGTCTGCTCGTTTCCAGGCCTGAGGAGTTTTCTCAAATTTGTTTTGAAATTTCGTGGTCAGAGACGTGCTACGCCCGTCTCCTCGTCTAACACTTAAACGCCGCCACGGCAACAGCCAGCAGGAAGGTGTGCCACAGGGTGTCAACCGGCTTGAGCACGCTGATGTGCTTCACCAGGGACGTGTTCCACAGGAAACGGAGGAGGACGGTCATGATGATAATGTAAATGGCCAGGATAACCAGGTTATACAGCATCTCCTTCTGAGAACGGGACTGAAGCAGGTTAAACATCTTTTACTAGGATCAAAGAAAAAAGTAAGTAATAGTAAGATGGCCGTACAGGCTAAAAAGGTTGTGCGCCGACGGACCACTGGTAAGGCGCCGAACCCGTACGCGCCCAAATACACGTGGGCACCCTGGGGGACAAACGGTGTTGTGCACGACAACTGTTATGACTATGCGTTCGGGTCGTACTCGGCGCGTCGAACCTCGAAGAGCGTTCCTGGGAACCGAAGCGGCATCTCATCAAACGGACTGAACTTCCGGACGTGCGCAGGTATTGCAAAGCGCGTCCTATCTGACAATCCCGGGAGCGTCTATAAGATGCGCAATCCAAACGCCAAGCCCCGTCCCGGGTTCTACAAAGTGATGTGTTTCGTCGCCCCGTCCAACGACTTTGGGAACTCCACTGGTGATTTCCACTGGTACAAGGAGATTAGCGCTGTTCGGTACAGAGTGCGTGCAGGTGATACGGTCGCTGGCCTTGCCAAGTTCTTCCGTGTCACGCCACGGACTATACAGATGGCACTTGCAAAGGGTCGGTACTCAACGAACGCCAATAACGGTCGAATTGCAAACAAAAATACGGACCTTCACGTTCTGGGCAAGTACAACCTTGCTGCGCTTCAACGCCAAACTCGTTCACGGACGACCACCACACGAACAAACAACTCAAAGCTGCCTGCTGGGAAGGTGATTGAAATTCCAGTGAAATTATGGAGCCACAAAACAGGGTGGGCTGGTGGGCCACTTCTCGTCGATGCGTCCGGACGTACGATAAGTGATCCACGAAAGGCCAACAGGAGCTATAAACCGGGGTTTCATTATACAAAGTTCTGTTCGGCATATGGTGTGCGTCGTGGGTTTGCCAAGACGGGCACGAATGCGAACCGCTAAAAGTTTTCAGGTGCGGGAGGGAGGCCGAGCTCGTGAAGAATATCCTGTAAAACTTCTGCAGGATCAATATCAAATCGAATATCGGATATGAATCCACCCTGATTCGGAATAAGTTCCCGAAATTGAAGACCAAATCCACTAAGAATATTTGCAACATTTGAAGTTTCAAAATCAGATACATGTCGAAACGAGTCTTGGACACGTTCGATGATGAGACGGCACTTGTATGTTGGAACGTCAAATGGTTCACGACACATAGGGCACGTAGGCGTCTCTGTACACTGAAGCTTCCATCGGTTCAGACACCTTTCGTGAAATTGGTGTGTACACCCTAATGTGCGCGTTGCACTTTGTCCCCCCATGGTGGCAAGACAGACGGCACACTGTGGCCCACTGTGCTGCCAACACCGTTCCTGACCCTCGCGTAAAACTGTTTTACACGGTGTCCCTGAAAGCGTCTGAGCAGAACACCTTCGAACGCCCGGGTCCGTCATATTTTACCCCTGTATTACTTTTTACCGAGCACGTCGCGCCCGAGCAACCTCGGCCTCGAGACTTTTGATTGCGTCACGGTACTTTTCACGTATATTTTCCTCGACGTTTTTCCGGAACACGACGATGGGGTCATCGTCCTGTTCCATGCGACACTGGGGGCACTCGATGGATGTCTCGAACCATTGCATGATGCACTTTGGATGGAATATGTGCCCACACCGGAGTTTCTTATCCGTCCGTTTCGTCGGTTCAAGACACACGGCACATGTCGCCGAAAGGTGTGCACGACACTTCCCGTCTTCGACCGCCTTTGATTTGCACTTTGTTCCACTGTGAGTCAGAGCTGAGCAGTTCATCTGAAATAATCGAACAGATTTCTTCGTGGATTTCTTCCACACTTCTGTTGGCGTTTACAATGTGTACTTTACATGGAACATTCTGAACGAGTTTCTTGTATTCGTCATCAAGGTCGAGCCAATACTCTTTCGTCACACCCGAGTCCCCTGCCTGGTGGCGTTCCTGGATATGTTCCCATGCCAACTCCGGCGATTTTGAAAGGAAAATATAGACGTCCGGAAACCAAGCATATTGCTCGTAAAAATAGGCATATGTCTCGTGCTCGTGAGGTGTGACGTACCCCTTCTTCCGAAGCACTTCCCAAAACACCCACCGTGAACTGAGGAGAGAACGTTCGTAAATCACAGTCTTGGATGTCTTGAGAGGTCTGAGTGTTTGAAGAATTTTCATGTGAAAATAGAATGCCCAACGTTTTGGATCGTTATAAAACTCTTCGAGAGGCCATTGATTGATGGGCTCGCGTCGAACTGTAAACCCATTACGGGACAGTAAATTCAATTGCGTCGTTTTCCCCGAACCGATGTTCCCATCGACGACGACCTTCATTATATTTTAAGCTCTTTTGAACTTTAATTGTGAGCTGCACCTCCAAATACAGTAGACGACTCGTTGTTGAGAGTCTTGTTTGCAAGCTCCGTACCATCCGTCTTTTCAAGGACTATTGTCCCCGTGAACGGAGCGCCAAGCTTCACAAACACGTCACCGTTCGTATACGGTCCGCCACTCACGGGCATGGTGAGATCTGTTCCACGTACACGCACTGTAGTGTTGACACTTCCATAGGAAGAGTACCACAACTGCGGTCGGCCCGACGTGTCACCCACGGCACCAAACTGGTGCGCCATTCCGATCACGTTCGGTACCGCTGGCGGGGGAGGAGGTGGCGGCGGTGGGGGAGG